TGATATCCGGTTTAAAGTTCTTCTTGAGACGAAGCTCATTCAGAAGGTGTCTAAAATGATTGGTGTGTGCTGAAGCAGTTGGAAACTCTTTAACAATGAGCTTCGATCGAGCCTTCTCACGAACCTTGTCGGCCTTCTTCTTTAGAATGGCCAGGTCCAAGGTCTCGAGATCATCGAGTTCTACATCGAGAAGATTACCGTCGATTCTCTTCGATATCTCTTCCTCACTCATTTCCATAGTGATGTAGAGAACATTATAACCCATCGCTAGGTTAGTCGCCGCCCAGTCACACATGATGAGTGACTTACCAACGTTAGTTCCAGCTAGGATAATATTAAGAGTCTTGTTTCCGAGTCCGCCCTTAGTGATCTTGTTCATCAACTCTAGGCCGAATGGAATCTTATGCTGTTTCTTTCGATAAGAGATAAATCTCTCTTCAAAGTTCTCTAGATAGTCGTGTCCAATATTAGTATCGAATCCAACTCCCAGAGCATCCGTGAAGAGTTGAGGTAGAGAGCCTGGACCCTCGCCATCCTTTGGCTCGTCAAGAATTTGAATGGCTCGACGAACCGCATTGAACATAGCCTTCTCTTGACAGAACTTTTCTGTACTCTCGATGAGCCATTCTTCGGACTCGATAGAATTCTTATCGAGTCTTTGGATTACGTCTTGCGCACTCTTAAATACATCCTCATTGAGTCCATTCTTGGCGTTTAGTTCGACAAGTAGAGCTCGAGTTGATGGAGGAGTATTAAACTTCTCGTAGTAGTTCTCAATGAGTTCTAGAACTGCTCTTTCTGAATGATCGTGGAAATATTCGTCCTTGATGTATGGAAGAACCTTGCGAGCATATTCTTCATTATGTACGAGATTGTTAATCAGTACTAGTTCGAAATTCATTCACACCTTAGCTTTCTTAGTTAGAATATACTATAATTGGCTACAAATGTAAAGGAATTATGCAGGAATTTCCTCTTCATCGTCCTCATTATCGAGGACTCCGGTTAGATCGACTTCGTCCTGAATGAGCTTGCCGGTTGGAAGCTTAAACTTCTCTTCGATATCTTTAGAGAGTTGTGTCTTAGTTAGAAGATGGCTCCAAATTTCTGAATTAGCCTCGATTTCTACCTCTCGATAAGACTTACCAGTGAGTTCACCAGTCTCTTGATCGACTAGTTGATACCAGCCAACCTTTGGCTTTGCGATATAGTTCATCTCAAGAGCGTGCTCGAGGAGACCAGACCACTTATTGATTCCACCCTTGAAGAGAACAGTGATTGGAATCTTCGACTTCTCTTTAATGAACCTCGACTTATCTACGTTAAGAATGAAATGGTATCCATCGATAGTCTTATCAGTCTTCTCTTGCTGACGACCAATGATGAAGATGTTATCGGCAGAATAGTAAATTCCGGTTCCGCCAGAAACGACTGCCTTCGAATACATCTCCTGAGTCTGATACGTATGATTGACCACGATCATTGGAATGTTCTTGATGGTAAGGTGAGGAGTGACCATACGGAACAGAGACTTGAGCTGCTTAGCCCTAGTCATATCCGCAGCAGTGTTCTGCTTTAGAGCATCTTCGACTTCCTTCTTAGAGGCGAGGTTACCAACAGAGTCGATCATGATCATGACCTCGTCGCCACGCTCAAGATTATCGAGCTGGTTCATAACATCGAACTTAAGCTCTTCAATATTCGTGATTGGTGTATGAACTACCTTCTCAGGGTCTACTCCAAGTGACGCAAAGTATGAGTCGGGAGAACCAAACTCCGAGTCGTAGAATAGAATGATGCCATTTGGATAAGCCTCAAGGAATGCGTTGGCCGCGAGTAGAGTAAATCCAGTCTTAAAGTGCTTTGACGGACCGGCGAAGATAGTGAGACCTGAGGTAATGCCACCGTCCGTTTTGCCAGAGAATGCCACGTTAATCATTGGCACTCGAGTTCGAATGACTTTCTTCTGGTTGTATATCTTGGATTCTGATAGAGGAGCGGTTAGCTTAATTGTCGAATTTTTAATGAGACGTTCTTTAAGAGACATGTGTTTCCTTTTATGCGCTGTATGATTAGTATAACAGGTTCTGTCGAAAATGTCAACTACTTATACGAGCCTAACAGCTTCAACCGGCTTACGCCTGCGGGTCTTTCGGGGTTTCTGGTCTGCTCGCGCTACTATAAACCCTTGTTCGCTAGGCAAAGAACTCCGTTAGAGTTGCTCTCTTCTCGGTCGACCAACCAATGACTGAGATGATGTCATTGAGTGGATCGAGGTAAGTCTTTCGAAACTGCATATCGTAATCGATGAACCTATCAAGTCCAAACTCTTTTGGAAGAGTCGATGCAATAGCGATAACATTCTCACGACACGGATTCGGAACCTTAAGATATCCGAACTTAATCTTATCGCCAGAATAGATCTGTTCATACTCAGAGATAAGATTGAAGTCTCGAATAAGCTTATTGAATACTAGAGATGCTCGAACGTGAATTGGAGTGGCAGACTTATACACGGTCGCGGCGTCGTGATACTTACTGAGACCCTTCACGCCTCGAGGCATGGCTATGGCTTCGAATGGTTTCTGGACGAACTCTTTTCTAAAGTTTTCGATATACTCATGGAGTTCAGTCTGACTTCCGTTCATTAGGATCTTAAAGGTCTTCTTCATCGAGTTCCGAACTATCTCGGGAGTCGATGGCTTAACCGATTTAATACCAACAATCTTAAGTTCTGGTTCCTTATAACGAAGTCCCTCAGAATCCCAGATGTTTAGGATGTAGTTCTTAGCCGCAGTCCATAGCGCACGATCGGCGATGTTCTCTCTCTTCATCGAGATGATACGACCCGAACAATTTAGATATTCGTATACCTCTTGACAAGCATCATCGATAACCTTCTGGAGTTTCTCCTTGACTACCTTATCGATGAACTCGACAATCTTCTCTTTCTGATTATCTCGATTCTCTGGATATATCTTTTTAACGAGATCATCAAGAGTCACATAGACCGAGTCCGTATCGATAGCAATAATTCTATCCTTGTCAGTCTTAAGGAGTGTATTCAAATACTTGTTGATTGCTCTCTCAACCCACCTAATCGCTAGCTGTCCGGATAGAGTGATGGCCTCCGCAAGATCTGGATCGAACCAACGGAACCAAATATTTGAGAGAGCTCCATAGAAGGAGTTTAGCTGAATTTTTCTAGTCATTTGAAGACCGTGAAACTTAGCCTGAGCATTCTCATACTCTTGCTTCTTTGTTGGATCCTTTTCTGTCAGAGCTAGCTTCTGATAATTCTTCTCTTGCGACTTGAAGTTAACTCGATCCTGATACTTACTCTCCATTAGATGAGCAGCAAAACCCTGTACGTCTTTTCTATACATGGTCAGATTATTGGCCACAGAGAGATCTTTTCCTCCGGCAATGTCTCTATGGAATAAGTTTCCTTCCAAGGCCTGATCAACGGACCAGCCAGGGATATGGCCCTTTCCTACTAGTGTGTCTGGGCTAATATTAAGCATCATGATGAGACGAGGGTATAGAGAATCGAAGTCGAATGATACGACCCAGTCGTACATTCCCGGCTTCACTTCCTTAACATAACCCCCGGCCAGGTCTCGAATATGATGCTTGTTTTCTTTAGGTGGAACACAAATCTTATTATCGAGTAGATAATTGTGAGTGATGACGTCCCACATCTTAACCGTTCCAAGAGTATCGGCATAGTTAATCTTGGCGTCATATGCTAGGAAGAAGATACCCTCGATGAACTTGACCTTCTGTTCGAGTCTATCGACAAGGTCTACGTCTCCCACGTTATACTCATAGAAGAGCTGTGGGTTCTCGACATATAGTTCGAAGAGGTTCTCATACTGAGAGTAGTCGACCTTCTTAACTCCAAGCTCCTTATGAGCGATAGTGTTAAGCTTCCAATCCTCAGAGTTCTCGAGTGAGAACTTCATATAGATTCTCTGGTAGTCGAGGATGGTAATTCCAAGAGGAACGTAAACCGTCTCTTCTCTACCCCTAATGATAATCTCTCTCTCATCCATCATGCGCCATGGAGACAGTCGAGCCGCTTCATCGGCTCCCATCAGAGTGGTGATACGATTAACAAGGTATGGAATATCAAAGAAGTCGATGTTCCATCCAGAGATAACGTCTAGATCGAACTCTTCCCATACGTCTAGAAACTTGTAGAGGAGCTGAGTCTCGTGATCACACTTATTATAGACCACATCCTCATTGGGTGGCTTGAAGTCCTTATATCCAAAGACTACGGTCTTTCCATTCTTTCGAAGTGAGATTGCAGTAATCTCTGCATTAGCATTCTGGGGGTTGATGCCTCCCTCTTGCTTATCAGTCTCAATATCGATATAACCGATTGAAATGATAGATGGATCGAACTGTTTAGAAAGGTCTCCCTTGTAGTGATCATAGATATACATCGACACCCAATCGGTCATGCCGAAGATATTAAAGTTTTCGATTCCTTCGTATTCCTTAACGAAGTCTCTTGCTTCCTTGATCGTTCCAAACCTCATTCGATTAAGAGACTGTCCTTGAAGTGACCTATAGTCTCCTGATTGACCCTGTTTTGTTGGAACGAATAGATAAGGAGAGTATGGAACCTGTCTATGAACTCGGTGTCCATTGTCGTCATAACCCCTCACCAGCATCTTTCCTCGATACTGGTGAACATTCGTATAAAATTTTCCCATAATTCCTTATAACATAAATTGCCAAAAATGTCAATGCCTAAATAAGACACCAATGAAAGGATGATATTGTGACTCCAAGCCAGGCCTGTTACTCTCTAACCGAAGCGTCAGAAGGATGCAAGCTTCACTCGTACCAAGATACGGGTGGTGTATGGACGATCGGATATGGACACACGAGTGGCGTCCGTCCAGGACAAGTCATCACTCAGGCAGTCGCAGAAACTCTTCTAAAACACGACATGGAGTATGCCGCGGGCATCGTAAATGCTCATGCAATGCCGTGTACTCAAAATCAGTTCGATGCTCTGACTGATTTCGTCTTTAATGTTGGTCCTTCTCTATTTCTCTCTAGCACTCTTCTAAAGAAGCATCTCGCTGGAGATCACCAGGGAGCTGCCAATGAGTTTCCTAAGTGGAAATATGACAATCACGTAGTCCAGCCGGGACTCGTCACTAGACGGGCGGCCGAGCGCAAACTATATCTAGGACAATAAACATGTTCGCAACTATTCTAACATTTCTTCGAGGTCCATATGGAGCTCTACTAGAGAAGGCACTCTTTGCTCTTCTGATCGTTGGTGGAATCTTTATGGTGTATCGTGACATTACGGGTCATGCCGCGGCCGATCAGCGACTTCGAGATCAGAACGCTCAGATCGCTCAGCTCCGAAAGGACGAGCAGAGTCTTAATAAGACTATGGCTATTATCGAGCAGGATAATAAGGACATCCTTATTAAGCTAAATCAGCAGAATGGCAAGGTAATCGAGACTCATGATAATATAACTCATTATATCGAGACTCAGCCAAACGCTAATCAACAGCCAGTTCCTCCTGTAATTGGCGGCACTATTGGAATGCTCTACAATGATCAATAAGCTACTACTCATATTTTCAGCATTCGCCATGACCGGATGCGCATCGACGGCTCATATTCAGCCAATTAAGACCGAATACAAAGTTGTTATGCCAGAGGATCAGTATTTTCAGGGATGCGATATCGTTAAGATTCCTAACCCGAAGACTCTAACGAATCAACAGGTCGCTCAGCTAATCAACGATCTAGTGAAGGTGAATAAGGTCTGTCACAATAACACCGTCGCCATTCACAACTACCTCGAGACGGCCCAGAAAGAGCTCAACAAGCGTAATCCGAATTAACGAAGATCGACTAGACGACCTAGAGAATCCACCGCTCTACAAGTAACCTTGGGGTGGTGTCTCTTTAGATCGTCTAGTCTCTTTGCGACCATCTGTGGAACATTGACGCAGCGACCTGCCGCGATCCAGTTCTCGTTGGTTCCGAGATATTGAAGTGTTACGTATCCTACATTCATCTATTATTTATCGCCGTGATATCCAGGCCATCCATTAGCGTGACCCATTTCATGACATGCTAGACGAGCGTATGCGTCTGTTTGAGGATAGACGCATGGGTTCGGAAGGTGCATAGTCTTGGTGTCAGGATACGTATACGCGTAAAGAGTGTATCCACAAATTGCTCTCTTACCCTCATAGAGAGTCTTATTGATCACGTTTGGGTTATCAAAGTACATCGTGACCTTGATGTCCTTCTGGTATTTAAGAGGAGGAGTTCCGCCAGAGTACCACGTAGCGTTTGGAACATTCTTTGGAAGCGGTGGGTCTTTTGGCGTTTTATTTGGTTGGATACAGTTAGACCAGTCCGTAGGATTCACATAACCGTCGTACTGTGAAGAATTAACCTGTGCAGAAAGTTCGACCGATCCATAGGCCGCATGATAAGGAGTATCTAGTGAGCATGCCGAAAACGAAAATAGAGCCACAAGGGCTCCGAATGCTTGGACGAATTTGTTCATTGTCCATCTCCCTTGCTGAACAACTATTTAGGGAGGTGGTGCCCTTGGTCGGACTCGAACCGACACATTCCACTTTTTGAGTGTGTTGCCTCTACCAATTGGGCTACAAGGGCGTTAGTCTATGTAATTATGCTGGATCCACACAGTTACATTCTCAAATGCATTACGAAAACTTGTAATAAGTTCCTCGACTTTTACTTGTTTCTCACCTCGAGGCCATGAATAATACGATTGAATTTTCTGTTTACGGCCCCTGATGTTTCCGAATAACTGAAGTTTTCGAACGTGGCACATTGTGAAATTTGATTCCTAATCGTGAATTTTGATAACTAAATGGTGCTCATGGTGAGATTCGAACCCACACTGTTACGGCTCTCAACCGACTGTCTCCTACCAATTGGACTACACGAGCATTATAATTTGGTCGTGATGGTGGGAATCGAACCCACTCCTACAGTGCCACAAACTGTCGTGCGTACCAACTACACTACACCATCGATATTGGAGGACCGTGAGAGATTTGAACTCTCGTTTCCGGAGTAAGAGGCCGGCGTGCTACCTATTCTACTAACGGTCCATGGTGCTGCTTGGAAGAATTGAACTCCCGATTCTCGAGTACGAAACGAGTGTGTTACCACTAGCACTAAAGCAGCATTATATTGGAGCGAAGAGGGGGAATCTAACCCTGCAAGAGATAGGACGTCATCTTCTTGCCGCATACCCGCTACTTAGGTCATGATCCCAAGTGTGCTTACAATTACACTATCTTCGCATAAAATCGCCATTGGACAGAATGTAGAAGGAATCGAACCCTCTCTAGCGCCTGACATTCCAGAGCCTCCAACTGGCTCGACGACTTTAACTGGCACGCTGGTCGGGGTACGATCCCAACTCTCTTTTCGGACTCTATCCCAACATCCTCTGCGCGCTCAGACGTGGGCATCACTACTTCGAGCCGGTCCTAGATTCGAGGTGATCAATTCCTCTCTTCCTACCGTTCAGCGTATAAACTGGTGCTCTCAAGAGGAATTGAACCTCTTCTCGTTCCTTACCAAAGAACTGTGCTACCATTATCACTATGAGAGCATTAAACTGGTGCGCCTTGTAGGTAACGATCCTACTACTTCCAGTATGTCGAACTGGCACTCTACCTTTGAGTTAAAGGCGCATTGTAGAGAGGCCTTAGTCCCCTCTACCGCAAAACACTTAAACTACATGGCTCGGTGCCAAGCTGATCGGCTAAGTCAGACCTCTGGATTAATGGTCCAGTATTCTTCGACTAGTTACCGCTAGTCTATGCCTTGTTCTTTCGATAGATAGAATTCGGTAAAATTCTAGAACTATCTAGCGACTTTAATTATGGGGTGTAGTATGGGTAACGATCCCATCACTCCAGCGCCACAGACTGGCGTGTATCCATCAACACTCACTACACCATGAAATGGTCTAGGCGACTGGACTCGAACCAGCACTTCACGGCTTCCAGGGCCGGATTTCTCCCCACTAAACTACGCCTAGATAATATAACAGGAACGTCTTGGTTGTTATAGCAAAACAAAGAGTTGCTGAATCGTTCCTCAAACTAAACTCATGCCCCGAATAACGGATCGAGGCGACCCCGAGAAACGATCGCTAATGCGATACCCGTCCCGCCACTTCTCTTTCGAGAAGACTTATTACTTCTTGCGCTTACGAGCGTGAATCTTCTTAAGACGCTCTCTGTAAGCCATTTCACGTCTTTGCGAAGTTTCAGCCGAAACACGACCAGGGTAGATCGGACGGCCAAGCTTTGCAAGATGACGAAAGTTGTTAGCCATCTGTACACGACGACGGCGAGCAGTTCTTGCAGACATTTGTTAGATCCTTGTTGTTAACCTAACGCATATCCACCATTCCTTTCAGTCTTCTTCATAATCATTACCTCAATACTTAGAACGTAGGCCCCCTGCAAGACATGGATGTCATTTATCGGTTCTACCAGCAGTTACTCTACGATACCCATTGTGGTTTTCCATTTAACTCCACGATGGTTCTCTAACTTGGAGCTACCGACGGGGTTCGAACCCGCTTACACGAGAGTGAAAGTCTCGCCGCCCGCCAATTAGCGTTCGGTAGCATTAAATGTGGTACCTGTAGAGGGACTCGAACCCCCACGCTTGCGCACTAGTTCCTAAAACTAGCGTGTCTGCCATTTCACCATACAGGCACATAAAACAAATGGTAGCCCCACCGGGCTTTGAACCCGGGTCTCCAGCTTGAGAGGCTGGTGTCCTCAACCACCCTAGACGATGGGGCCGTATGTTTTTGACTAGCGTCGGAGTCACCGACCTAAAAACTTCTGTAATAGCTTACTAGTCAAACCGTGGTGCGTCGGGTAGGGTTCGAACCCACCGTGAGTTTCCTCGTCTGCTTTACAGGCAGGTGTCCGTCCACTCGGACATCCGACGCATTAAATTCTGGAGGACGAGGTGGGGTTCGAACCCACGACCTAGAGATTAAGAGTCTCGCGCTACTACCAACTGAGCTACACGTCCATTAGTACTCTATATATACTTGTTCTCAAGAAATGTCAACAAGTATTTTATGCTTCAAACCAGAGAATATGAGTGAGCTCATCGTCATAGAGATCGGCACCAATGACGGCATCTGACGGAATGACTTCGAACTTCTCGTCTATCTCATTATTATAGACCTTAAATCCGTATCCATCGGAGTCGTCGATCTCTCCCTCGAGGCACTTACCCATGAACTCATCGATATCGATCAGAATTCCGATATCGGTATCCTCGTCGGTCAGTTCTCTCACTTCTTAGTACCTCCATACTGAGTCTGCCAAGCTGAAGTGCTAATCGCTAGCCCTTCACCAGCGAGAAGTACGTTCCACATGATTCGAGAAAGTTCTTTTGAGTTTGGAGCGGCCTCAATGTCTCTTATTAGGGCCGCCTTCTTTAGAACCTTTGTATTAGACTTCTTAATCAAGTCTAGGCAAATAATCCTAGCCTCAGAATGAACCATTGTCTCAATAGAACGGAGAAGTCCAGTATCAAAGGTTTCCATATCCACCTCTCAATACTTCTTATACCAAAGTTTGGTACAAAAGTATACTACATTATTATTCATCGGGAAATAATGATTCTTTGTACCGAGCCTTCTCTCGGCGTGGTCTTCCTTCATAGGGTCGTCGATTGCCACAACAATAGCGCGAACATAGTTTAAGATGATTTGCGTATGTGATAGCTACTTCAGGGGAGTGAAAGTAGTAAACCCTGATAGCCTTTGCCTTCATTCTTTCTAGGTGATGACGGCGAAGGGCTCTCTTAGTATCCTTCATATGTTGATGTCCTCTACTTTAGATTACATCTTCATATGTTTCTCCTTTAAAATGGTACCCTCGGCAGGACTCGAACCCGCGACTAAACTTTAGGAGAGTTTTGTTTTATCCAGTTATACTACGAGGGTGTTATAGATGTCTCTTTTGAGATTTGATTCTTGAACGATCAAACAAAAGAGTAGAATCATGATCTTTTGAATTATCATTAGGATCGTAGTCAATATGAGTAAAGCCGTGATAACCAGCTTTTTTTAGAGCTATTGTTCCCGGATGATTATGAACTTCATGACTCTCTGGATTAGAAGTCATATCTGCTTCATAATCATTCACGTCAACACCATGTTTTTCTAAATATTGTTTAACTTTGGGATCATTTCGGT